ATCCATCGGTACGGCCCACCCGGAGTCATCACCATGTCCCTGAACGCCCCAAAAAACTGAGGCACTCCCTTGGGGTTGACTAGCTTGGCTAGGCCGAATGCGTCCACTGGAGACTGAGCGGCGGGTGTGCCAGTCAGCATCCACAACCCTTTGACATGCTTGCAGATATCCCGGAGTGTCTTCCATCGATCTGTCTGCACGTTCTTCATCGCCGACGCTTCATCGATAACGATCAGGTCGAACCCACCCTTGATGATTTCATCCTTGACGATCTGCATTCCATCAAAGTTGATGATGGTGTACTCAGCCCCACTCGCTATGATCTGCTTACGCTTTGCGGAAGCTCCGTAAGCAACTGCTACCTTCCGGTGTATGGCAAACTTGAACAAGTCTAGCTGCCATGCTGAGTGCATGATGGACAGGGGGCACACGACTAGCACCCGCCTGACTAACCCTAGGTTCATCAGGTGGTCGGTTGCCCAGATAACTGATGCTGTCTTACCCGTACCTTGCTCATTGAAGCAGAAAGCTTTGCGGTTCGTTATTAGAAACTCTGCGGTTTCTTTCTGATGGTCGAAGGGCTGGAACCCCTCGGGCCGAGGCCACGTATATCCTGCGAGACATTCCACTCATTCACCTTTTTTGTGTAGGTTCCGGCTGCGGTTCTTAGCGGGGGCTTCTAAGAAATAGCCATCACTGTTGCTACCCCCTTTTGCTAGTGCCTTAGCATGCGAGACATCCTTACCCGCACGACTGACACCCTTCTTGTCTAGCGTTCGGCGAGCACGTTGCCGCTCCATCCGATCTTCATGTTCGCCACGGGCAACCTGCTTCTCGTACTCATGCTTGTAGGGGCGCGGGGATTTGGTATATGCCATGATTAACTCCGGTTATATTCACAAGTTCTTACGGGACAGAACCCACACAGTGGACCGTGGACTGGGTTCCATACACCATTATCTAACGCAGTTTCCAACCGTTTAAGACTGGGAAGGGCAGAGCTAATGTAGTCCTGCTTCTTCTCTATAACGTGCTTCTTCTTAACAAACTCATTGCTCACAACAAAGAGCAGCATTGACTTGATCGTCTTGATCTGGGGGAACTTAGCAAAAACTGCTACCGCCATGTAGTCCAACTGCTTGGTGTCCGCGTACCGTGCATTCTTGCTGGTCTTGTAATCAACCATGTACGCAACGTTGTCGGCGACGATCAGCAGATCGATGATCCCGTGCCACCAAGCTTCCGGTGCGTCAAATTCGCAAGTGCCGAGATCGTCGGTTAGACCTAGCTCTAGCTCGCAGTACTTGTCCCCCTTGATGTCGTCAAGTGCGGCAATCAAAGGTGCCGCGTAAGAGAACCGGAGGTCGAGCGGAGTCCCGTCCCTGATGCTTACTTCTGCGGCAGTGTGGAACTCCTGCCCGTACAGCGCTGCTTTATGCTGCGAGTCAACGATGTCCTTAGCTACCTTTATGTGGTAGTACTTCCTAGGGCACTGCTGAAATGTTTTTAAGCTGCTGTACGACCAAGTAGGTAAACCCATCAACACTCTCCGTAGCTATCACCATATCCCGACTCACAATTAAGTGGGAGTTCCAATGCCCACTTGGGCCTGATCTTCATACACATCTCGACGTATTCCCTGGCGGTATCAACTTCCTTCGCGGGGACAACGCAAGCGATAGCGTCATGCACAGTCATCACCACCCGGTACTTGCGGGCAACCATCAGCATCTGCTCGCCAATGATGATCCGGGCAAGGGCTTGGCAAATGTTCTCCACCGCTTTACCACCGTATATCTTGGTGCGCAAAGAAGTTTTCCCCCGCTTAACGTCGTACACCATCTCGGAATCACCTGTCTCCGAATCAATGAGCTTCCGCAGGTTGGGGTACTTCAGCCGTAATCCATTGGGCAGGAGGATGCCCTGCTTACCTTCCACCCCTAACGCGTTAGGGCGACCTAACTTAGCTGCCTTGTCACTCTGCATAGCCTTGAGTGCGCTATCCGTACTCGTCCATAGGGCAACGATCTTGGGGTAGGTCTTGCGGTAAACGTTGATGATGCGTTGCGCTTCATCTAACTCCATCACCACGCCCATAGTGGCTAGCTGCGCCTGGAACTTCTTAGCGCCCATCCCATACCCACAGCCTAGGATAGTTGTCTTACCCACAAAACGTTCTTGCTTAGAGATGTCCGCCTCTAACTTGTTGTATATAGCAGATGCCATGATCTTGTAGACATCCTGCCCATCCTCAAACGCCTGGGTCAAATCATCCTGCTCGGCCAGCCACGCCAAGGTGCGAGCCTCGATCTGTGACGAATCCGAATCGATTATTTTATACCCTATCGGGGCGCGGATGGCGTTCTTTAGCTCCCCACTGCGCGGAAGATTCTGCAAGTTGATCTTGTCATCACCACCCCACCGCCCGGTGTGCGCAGCGTAGTAGCGCAGGGGCACTGGCATCGCTCCGCGCTGGGCAATCTCGATGAACCGTTGGACCCGTGTCTCAGCCAACGTGGACTTGGTCCCTAGCCTAGCAGCAACTATAGCCTGCACTAATGGGTTCTCGTGGTTGAGCAAAGCCTTCAAACCTTCATCGGTCTTAGCGAATGCAAAAGTACTCTCGCCAGAAGATGGGCTAATCTTCATCGGAGGCTCAACCCCCAAGCTTGTTAACAGCTTAGCTAGTTTGGGGTTGCTCCCCAACGTATCCCGTATGGATTCCCCATGATGCTCAAAAGTATCAAGCTCGTCTAAGAGCGCTTCTTTCTGCGCTAGCAAATCCGCTTTGTGATCCTCTAGTACGTCAGTGTCGAGCAGGAGGACTGGCTCGGCGAACATCTTTATCGTCAGGTCAATGAGGTCAAGCTCGGCTGAAGGGAACTCACCCATCGCACGGTACAGTGCGTAAGTGATCGCTACGTCATTCCGGCAGTACTCCCCATAAGTGTGCAGTTGCTCGGGAGTGAAGTCGGCGCGTCTCTTCCCAAGGGCATTGACCACCTCGTCACCCTTAGTCCCCACTTTGTAGTGCTGGGTCAGCGCAGCCAAACTACCACCAACTTCACTACCATGCAACGCCCTGCCCATGCTCAAGGTGTCGAGCCACCCGGCTGGGACGATGTTGTAGAACCAACTCAGGATAGCCGCATCGAACATGGTGTTGTGCGCCAGGACCAAGTTGTTCGCTATGTCGAACTGCTTCAAGAAGCCCACGATCTCCTTGCGCGTACCTGAACACCAGACAGGCTCGCCGTCACCCTCCTGCACGGCAACACCAATAACCTCAAACTCATCCCCACGGACGTACTCCTCCGTAGTCATCTTAGACAAACTGTACTGCTGACTGTAAAACGTCTCAAAGTCTATCGTGTAAATTTTCATATGCTAGCCAGCAGCTTCTCAAGGCTATCCAAAGTATCTTCGTTGACGATCACCGCCATCCCTCCTGCCGTGTGTATGCTACACAAGTGCTTGTCCTGAAGGGCGGTGGTCTTGCCCTTGCCCGCCTTCGCCTCGATTGCCAGGAACCTACCCTTTACGCAACACAAGAAGTCAGGGACACCTGAGTTACCAAAACTTGTACCTATTGGCATGGCGTAGTAAGCTCCAAATTTTGTCAGTATCTCCTTGATCTTCTTCTTGACCTTGGACTCAGGAGTCGCCGCCAACGGAAACCTCCCTCTGTGCGACGTTGTCGGCGATGTATGCCGTAAGAATCTCCCGCATCTTCACTTGCTTGGAGGTAGGGTATTGCGCATCAAAGTACTCCATCACATGCTTGGGCAACCGGATGCTCGTGCAGACTAACGCTGGCCGCTTACCTGGGCCACGCCCCGCTCGCTTAGGCTTGGGGAAGAGTTCTTGTTGTTCGTTCATTTAGTTTCCTTAGTTAAAAATGGGGGTGTGTGCTGCTCACATGTAGCAGTGTTTGTGCTATATCATCAACCATACAGCGGCGCTAACCCGCTGTCAGCACACACCCTCAAACTTTCCACCAGGGTTTCGGGAGTGGTTCTTCAGGAGGTATCCTAATCTCCCAGAAGCCATATGCGTCCCCTCTACTCCAACGGTCCCATGTGAAATGGATTTCCCTGCGATGCTTGTGGACATACTTCCACAGTATTCTCACAAGAAATCTTTTAGCTGCCACACGCTGTTGGGTGCGTGGAGCCTGTTGGTCTTGGGTGGTGTAGCTTTGAGCTTCTTCGCAAGCATACGCTTTGCTTCACGCATCTTCTTGAGCGCCTTAGCTTGCGCTATTGCGTCCTCACGCAAAGTGTCGTAGAACTGAGGCTCAACCCATAGCATACCGTACATCTTCAGGACTCCGAGCCTGCGGTTGATTGTCAGCAGCCTACTTGTTTTGTCCGTGCTAAATCTAACTAACGTTGCTATCTCTGCGCGGCGTAGCCCATTGGGCAACCCCATAACAACAGAAGCACAGAGCGCAACGTCTGGGTTGTCGTCTTTAATCTGACTCACGTTAAACAGTCCAAGTACCACTTGGCTTTAGCCAAAGACTCCTTGCCCCCTTTGTGCTTCTCCCTCCAGACGTACTTCATAACATTGCCCTTGCAGTAACCACGGAATTCTTCTTCAGTCAACGCAGCCTTGATTGCGTCAATGCACTGAATGTTATCGTCCTGGGTGTAGTGCGGTGGGTTGTTTACATCATCTGTCATTTCTCTAACTCCTTTATTCTTCGGATGGCGCATTCGTAGTGACGCGGACCAAACGACCAACATTCCGGCGAGTGCGTACCAACCCATCCCTCCCTATCGTCTTGATACGCAAGTCTGAGTTTGAGAGTGGCGTTCTCAGCCAGCGCAGCAGACGTTGCGCTGACAAGGTACGCATTTTCTTTGCGGCGAGCTTCGTTTTCAGCAAGTGCGTCTCCTAAGAGTAAGTCTAGCTTTCTTTCGGTTTCAGTCATGCGTTCTCCTTAATTTGATAGTCTTTAAACACTGCACCTTTACTAGCGTCACCACGAAAACATTCTCTGACCCAGCCACGCTTACCAGATTGATAGGTGCGCCAGTGACCTCTTGCCTGATGTCTTCGTGGGCTTGCATGTGTACCGCCTTGAGGCTTTTGCTTTACTTGTGATGGCTCAATTACTATAGTGTGCCATTCATACAACGGCTTTAAACCACGCTTGGCTCGGCTTACATTGGCCTTGTGTGGCGTTGGTACATACGCCTGCACCCGCATATCTAAAGATGCGTAAAACATAGCCAAAATTGCACACATCGTTGATTGGTTTTGCGGGTTAATTGGTCCGTCAACTTCTCCCGTTTTTGGTTCTCCATTGTGTTCAGAAATAAGAAAAGACCCAAGTTGATCATACCCTGTCGGTCTTAGTATCCAACCGGTCACGATAGCTGTCTTTTGCTCTGTTAATACTGACAACATGAAAGTGCCTTGTTGTTTTAAACGACCGCAAAGCATCATATTTTTATATGGTGCTGGATGTAGTAAGTATTTACGCTGGGAAAATTCAACCCACTCTTTAAGTGATTCACTCATATCAAACCATTGCATTTGAGTTGGGTCAAGGTCAGCATCCAAAACCACCTTAACCATTTCTTTTATAAGTGGTGTCATCTTACCCTCACTAAAATAACGCCAATAAGTACTCCGACTAGCCCACCAATCAGCCCACTACCAAATGCAAGTAGAATTTCAATTGTCATATCACCACCTATGCCAGAGAACAATAATGACACCGGCAGTTATGCCAATAACGCCACCAGCAATTGATGCCAACAATTGATTTGCTAATAGAAATTCAGTCATGTGTTCTTCTCCTGTAGCTTTGCTTCTATTTCAAGACACAGATCATGCGTCCCTAGTTTCATATTCTCAAACTCCTCAAGTTCATCATCCGTCAGCCCCTGCCATTGGGGCTTTGTGTACAACGGCACATCATCTTCGCTGGTCTTGTGGTTCCAGATCGTACCGCCTACCGCCATCCA